TAGTCCCAATCCCCACGTTGCCGGTGGTGGCTATAGATACGCCGGTTGTCGGCCCTGTAAAGTCAAATTTTGTAGCCCGTAATTCCATCGGAATATTAACTGACCGAGCATTGTTCACCGCCTCAAGAGTAACAGCGCCAGTTATGGTTGTAGCGTTTGCTATTCCAAGGGTAATATCTGTAGCGGCGGCAACTTGCAGTTTCAGCGAAGCATTTGGAGCTAAACCAATCCCCACGTTGCCGCTGGAGTCGATACGCATACGTTCTGTGCCAGCTGTACTAACACAAACAGTATCAGCAGCAGCAAACCACAACCCTGTGTCGGCTGTGCCTGTCGTAGATACGATAGCCGGAAGTGCTGCGCTACCTGCTGCGACAGTTGTTATGCCGGTTACACCTAACGTTCCACCAATAGATGTGTTGCCCGATACTGTTAGATTGGTTGATATCGTCTTTGTTCCAGTATGAGCAGCAGCGCCAGTAGATGTGATGGTTTTGCCAGCAGCGCCAAGTGTCGTATTACCGGATACTGTAAGATTTGTTGATATTGTCTTTGTTCCTGTATGAGCAGCTGCGCCAGTGGTAGTGATTGTTTTACCAGCAGCACCTAACGTCGTATTACCAGATACGGTAAGATTTGTTCCTACAGTCGCGCGACCAGATAGAGTTGCGAGACCTGTTGACGTAAAGGCTACGTTTGCAGTAATCGTATTTGCGTAGAGAGAAGAATTATTAATAGCGAATTGACTCAAACGATCAAATCCAATATTTGAATTTGTTCTCCAAGTATTAAATGTATTTGTTAACGCTACGTTTGCAATTTTAGCCATTTTAATCCCTATTTAAGCGTGAGCTGAATCAATAACTTTTTAATTTCATCGATATCAGCCTTTAGTGTATTTATATCTGCTATTGCTGAATTTAATTCAATTTCTCTATTTTTATTTTTCTTGTAAGCGACAAGAGCAGAATTATTAATATTTAAAATAGGTTGGGCTTCTTTATCAGAAACTATACCTCTAACAAATCCTGGCGTGTCCTTTACTTTTGCAAACATATTACTCTCAAATCAGTTATTCTTGGTGGTTTTACAGAAACAGAATTTACCATGACTATCTTGATTGCTAAGTATTTATATCCACTAAATCGACCACCAGCACTATTACGATACTCTATAACTCCAGTAGAATTATTTGCACCCGATAAATTAACAACAACTGAGCTGCGAGTAATTTTTGCAGAATTCGCAGGATAATTTGGCACATTGTATATGAATTCTTTGAAATCTCCTGTATTTTCGGCATCAGAAATAATAGTTGATGCAGTGTTTTGTGTCATTGTTATCCAACGAGCATCAAGGAAAGTATCGCTATCTTCGCGATGTAATATCTTATAGTAAACGTAAATGGACGCAGTCGCTGGTTTGTATGCAGAGAGATACACGAGAATATCTTCTGCATCCTGACCATCAGCTAATGTGACTTTACGAGTAATATATCTTGTTTTAGCATCGCCACCAAATTTAACATAATCTTCTGAAGAGCCAATCGCTGTATTTGAATTAATCAAATTTTCGATTGTTGTTGTTGAAACACGTCTCACATCAAGCACAGGTGAAGCTAATCTATTTGTGCTTGTAATAACTCCCTTGATTTCAAATGATCTTGCTGCATTCATTCCAGATGAACTTGCAGAAGTATTTGACTCAACACTTCGACTTAACACAAAGCGCGTGGCCGGAAACTCTGTAGAATCATTTGTATTAATTGTAATGAATGATGTATCTTTTGTTGAAGTGCTCTTCGCGAAAGCGCCTGTGAATGTGACTATTGTATTTGATGGTCGTAGATAATCTTTTGTAAACTGCATTACATCAACTCTGAGACTATTCAGAGAAAGAATTCGAGCAAAGTATCCATTGACTTGACCAGAAACAAATGTGCCTGGTGTAAACATACGATTATTTGAGAAACCGCCAGCGGTTACTGGCACAGGGCCGCTGTTTATGTGTGATGTGTTTGATAGATGTAAGAACGTATTGCTTGCAGTAATTGCATCATAATATGCCACGCGTCCTGTTGGCGTTACTGTGGATACGATTGCACCAGTAGAGTTGCCAACAATTCCACCCGTTGTTGAATTATTTGTTCTTATACGAATTATTTCGCCACCTTTAAACTTAGCCAAAGTTGAAACTCGTTTCACTCTAACTTGGCCTGCTGCAAACGATGAAACGATTCCAGTTGCTCCAGAAATAACACCCTGTGCGAATGTAGTGTTATTTGCAACGCTTAAAGTTTTTGTATTTGCAAAGGTTCCACGAAGTATAGTTTCTCCGTGAACCAATTCTCCCGCGCGAGTGAATCCAGCAGAAACATTCGCAATGGACATATAATCACGATCTTCATTTTTGAATACAACTGTTCCTGTAGCTGTTGTATCAAAACTGGCTTGATAGAGAGTATATTTAACATCTTCTTCTTGAACAGCAGAAAATGTTTTATCATTACCTGAAGCAAATAACATACCTACGGCTGGCTGAGATGATACTCTGGCTCCCGTCAATATATCGTTTTCTCCAATGCGAGCAGTCCAAGTTGTTGTATTTGGATTAAGACCACCAGGGATGATTTTAAATCCATATTCTCTTTTATCAAGAAGATATACTGGAGAAGGAAAATAGAATGGTGTTGGTTTAGATCCATCATCACTCACATTTATTGCAGATGCCGGCAAAGTTACTCTAGCGAAAGGAGGAATATCACCACTAAAACCACCACCAGCATTCAACAGACGCAGCTCAACAGTTACTGGATAGATCGGATCTTTTGTTGCAAAGAATAAATCGACTTTGGTTACAAACATCCCAGTACTAATAACTTTGCTGCTTCTATATGAATCTACAAAAAAACTTTGACCGATAGGATCATCGTCGCCAGAATTCGCGGCAACACCATCACCTCCACCTGTATCTTCGTCTGGTGCCGGTGATGGTTGTGGTGGCTCATAACCAGTCAGTCTCGTTCCAGAACCCACAACTCGCGTAGATGTAGACGAAGATGCAAATTGTTCAAAAACTGATGTTTGAGAAAGCTGAGGTTGTCTGGTCGACACATGTGTAGTTTGTATGCCAGTGGTTAAACCCTCTGCAGTATATGTTGTTTCTGCGGACGTCACTGTTAATCCTATTCCGGATGCATTTGTTGGATTATCAGTAATTCTAAATTTCTTGTTTCCTGTTCTAAATCTTAGAGAAGGATCGTTTGGTATTCTAAATTCACCATATACATTACCCGATGAATCTGATTTTAAAGAAGATCCTTCATTTCCTGTATTTGCATATGCAGAATTGGTTGGAGTTATATATGCAGAAACATTTGTTCCATCAAAAAATGAATAAAGTTTGGTATTATTTTTCATCCCTAAAGCATAAATTCTAATGACTCTCGAGCGCATGAACGGTTGAATATTAACATCCTTCACCAATGCACCGATTGTTTGTGTGGTTGTTGTTGGAGTCATTATTGATTTTATTCCAGCCCGCGTATTACTTTCAGAAGTTAATGTCGTATTTTCAGTAACATACGATTGAATGATATCAGTGCCACCATCTGCAGCGACAGCTCTAGATTCTCCTAAATTTCTTTCAGTGTTGCCCAAATCTGTATAACCTGTGATCGTTTTGCTCCAATTATCCCAATCGGTTCCCCATGAGTTCGCAACATATAGCCATGCGTCGGTATTTAAATCGAAGTTTATAGTAACGTCTGGACGATTAACAGTATCTACCCAATAATCATTATCTGGAGTCAAGGACATTCGTCCAATAAACGAATAAAACAATCCTGCAAGATTTCTTGTTGTTGTTGAATATTTTTGTTCACTGATAATCTCATGTGAATATGGGAGAGTTATTAAATCACCAGCGGTTGTTGTATCTACAGCAATGATCGTTGCAGATCTTGATGGAGATGCTGTTGTTACAGTGGCACTAACAGCGAAATTCCCTGTTGCATTTTCGATGTATAATTTATTATCAACTTGAAATCTCAATGTAGCCGTTGAAGAACCAGACGTTATGATTGCACTATTAGCAAAAATTACCTGAGAATTAGAGATGTATACCGTCTGATCCTTGGATACTCCAGCAGTAGTAACATTTGTTCTTACAATATTAGAACTGTTTGCTGAGTTATAAAACATTTCAATATTGTCCATCTTGAATGGTGGACGTGCTTCACCCATTTTATTATCAATTGAAATTTTGTAATCAGAATCATGCACATTACCTACATTGTGACCTGTAAATGAATCTACCAATATTCCGTTTTTAAATCTATCTCTACCAGATGAATCTGCAATCAATAAATCTTTTGCATCTTTTTCTAATAAATTTAATGCAGTATAATATTCTATATTGTCGACTCTATCTCGTATAGCTGCAATATTTTTCATCGTAAATCGTTCGTTCTTGATTGGAAGAACAACACACGATAAATCTTGTCGAGAATTTCTTCTTGCGGTTTCTTGAGTCAACGATGGATATGGTGCAACCGAAACAGTTGCCATATGCATCACACCTTCTGGAAGAGATGGTGTTACTGGAAACAGAGAAGATGCACCTTTCACAACTGAAAATATTCCTTCTTTTGCCAATACGATTGCATCTTTGCGTTTCAAATAATAATCATAATCTGCTGTGAAACTAGAAGCAACAACAGGGAAATGAAGACCGCCAGATGGCTCAACAAACGCAGTAGATCTTGTTGGATTGGTAGAAATATCCGTAAGAGATGTAACTGAATTTGCTGTGTCTGTTATTCGCGGTCGAGTGTCTATAGAGTCTCTCAAGTCATATTTAAGACCGTCGACAGGAGAAACAAATATAGGAATTTGATATGTAAATATTTTTGTTGTGTCAGTTCCAGCAGTCGAATCACTAACAGGATAAGAATCTACAGAAAAATATCCAACACCAGAAGCTGTGCTATGTGTAAAATGATCTAATGTTACTAAAAATCTATCATTAGCAGCAATGGATAATCCGCTTGTAGATTTTTTAACAAGACTTGCATGATCATACATGTTATCAAACATTCCAGTATTTAATGTAAAGTGTGAGGTTACATCTGTTCCTGCTGTGAGTGTTGAAAATCTGGAACCAGATTTTTGACGAACCGAAACTAATTTAAATCCATCTGATAATCCTAGTGGCCACGGTCCTGAGGTATTACCTACATAACCTCCGCCAGTGCCAGCACGAAGTTCGACGAGTCGACTTCTGTTGATTGTTTTTGCTGCTTCTTGTCCAGCAGTTTTGTTTAATTTACAAATAACTGTAGCATTGAATGCTCCACCCGTCCCCAGAGTTCCTTCACCTATATTAAACAATGCAGTTGTTGTTGAGTTGATATTAATAGATCTATCTGCACTCCTACCAATACCACCCATATCTATAACTTGACCCGCTTGAAATCTTTTATGGAATGCACCGCTCGTTGACGAACCAGCCGTTGTTTCTAAAACTAAGGCAGTGTTATTTGTAACTTCTTTTACAGAAAATTTATTCGTAGCCGTTGTTGCAATAATATCACCAGGATTTACTTGAGTTAAAAATGCTGTGCCTGATCCTGTAACAGCAGCACTGCCGCTTGTGATTGTAACAGTTCCAGTTAGGACTGTTGTATTTGAAGATCCCCGCGAAACTAGATAGAAATTAGTTCTTGTTACGGAATCGCTTAAAACACCGCTTCCAGAAAAAGTTTCAGAAGCAAGGCCTGTATCTACCGTAAATTGACTAGTGGTTGCAATAGATACATCAAAAGATCTATAGAATTCGAAATTAGTGTCTACTGCAGAAGAAGTATCTCTTATTGTTTTAACTGCTTTTGCGGGTATACGATATACTGCATAATCAAATGATGGATCAGTTGTATTTGCATTTAATCCATTAGCACCAGAGATATCCGCCTTTCCTGTTGGAAGAGCAGAATTAGCGCCCAGGCCACCGGTGGTAAAACAAATGGATTTTACGGCTGTGAATGCGCCGTTGGCATTCATTTTGATATCTGATAAATATAATTTATAGACGGCAGCTGCTGTTCCTGGAGTTCCTGTATAATGTGTAATTGCACGAACTCTTGCAGTACCAATCGGACTACCGGGTAGATTTGTTATAGAATAGTTTGACGATGGTATGGTGTTTGACCACGCATTACGCAAGGACACAGGACCTTGTGCGTTGACATCCCATTTTCCAACAACATTATAAACATAAACGAAATTGCCATAATCTGCAAGTATTGTTCCTGCATTCACGCGATTAATATCAGTTGCTTTATCTATTTCAACATGTGATGTAGAAATGGTTTCGATGTCATATCCTTTTACATACGCTTTTCCTGGTTCTATATCTAAGACTAAAAGACTTGAATTTCCACCCAATCCAGATACATATACGCCTTGATTATTTGCAGTATTAAGATGTTCTCGTAATCTAGTGCTCAATCCGCGAACAATATAGTCTCCAGACTCATCATTAGTTCTTTCAGCAATATAGTCTTTTAGAATATTATATTGACTTTTTCCGGAATCGTTCTTTTGAATGAATCCATTTTTAATTTCTATCAACTGCACAAAACTATTCGATGATGCTGTAGTTAATGCCGTCTTTGCTAAAGTTGCTACGATTTTAAATCTAGCAGCACCAGGCGCCGCATAATTATATGCACCACTCGCCGGATCTAAAAGACTTGAGTCGGCGGTTTCAGTCACAATTGATTCTGTTATTGTATATCCGACTTTATACGAAGCATTTGAAGAATATTTCTCTAAGATTAATGTCTGTTTTGGTACATTGATGAAATGATCTTTTGCAAAAATAATTCCAGATTGCAATGTTATTCTACTTCCTGTTCCGCTGGCAGAAGCAGAAATCAAGTTTGCTGTTAATCCACCCGAAGCTGTAATCACTTCACCATTTGCTATGAACTTAGTTCCGTTGGTGTTTGCGCCAATGTATTTTACGAATAATGTTTTAAAGTCTGGAGTGTTTGCTTCAGCACCTACCGAAGTATCGATAACTGTCGCTTGAATTTTATTTGTTGATCCAGTTATAGTTTTTCCCAAAAATGCTGCAGCATTTACTGACTGACCAGTAGATGAATTATCTCGTAATTTTAAATATTGTATGTCTTGTTCATACGATGCTTGGCATCCGCGAACTATCGAACCTTCCTTGAATATATTTTCTGCAAAACGATCAATTTGATTTTGTATTATAGACTGCATCTGTGTTAATTCACGAGCTTGTACCGCAAGACCTGGTCTAAAAAGAATACGATGAAAATTTTTCGTTTCATCGAAATCGTCATAATACGGAGATACGTTTAAATTTGTCGAGATGCTTACAGTATTAGCAACGGAGGCCATTTATTATTCCTTAAAAACTTAATATTATTTTGATATCTTCAATCTGATCAGAAGCGCGAGTGATCGGAACTCTATTTTCATTATATATAATCACACCAGTATATTCTTTTAATGCTGGTCTTGTATATGATACCACTACAGCCGTAAATCCAGAAGTGACACCAGTTAAAATTTCTCCTGGCACAAAAGATCCACCAGTATTACTAGTTACAAGTCTGATTAATTTCAATGTTCCTTGCGTTCTTGCGCCATTTGTATTTGCAAAATATATCAACTTACCGCTTGCACCACTTGTTCCTCCGCGAATTTTTTCATCAGTTGTAAAATCTCCGGAGACTACATTAACTTGAATTCGATGAGTTTGATCGATAACAGATGTATTTGCTGCAAAACCATTTCTTAATAAAGGATCACGAATAATTCCAATTGTTCTAATATCATTATTAGTAGGAAGTGTGTTCGATTCCGCTCCTTGTAATTGCGTATTCATCATTATATATTTACCAAATAGTTCATTCACTGGATTAGAACCATGTCCACCATATGGTGATATAATTGGAATTGCAGTTGCTCCAGAACCACTATTTGCTGTAATAACTACATTGGCTGTTGAATAATTTTGACCTAAACCTATCATCGAAATAGTTCTTACTTGACCACCTTGAGTATTCGAAACCCACGCAGTTGCTCTCTTTGTGCTTGTCGCACCGCTATCACCAGAAACAGTAACAGTCGGACTTACAATATATATCGATGAAGTATTTGGTGTAACAGTAAACGGTGATTCCAACGTAAGGGTTCTTGAAGTTCCAACATAATTTATAATTTTTTTAATTGATCCTCTCAGACCAGATCCTAATCCAGAAGTAATCATTATAGATGATCCATTATAGATATCATCTGTTGCTACTGCATTGCTTTTGAGAACAACAACTGTTGTATTTGTTATAGATGAAAATGTGTTCGAAGTTGTTAGATATCCACTACCGTTAGAAGTGATATTTATATTATTTATAGAACCATTTGCGGCTGCTTGTTGAACTATCCATTGCGCGCTAGAATCATTTGCTGAAATATTCTTGACTGGAATAAAATTATTGGTTAGAAATTTATTTTTCTCACCTGCAGATATGGTATATAAAAACTTCCAACGATATTTATCCGTTGTTGAAATAATAGAGGAACTTGTTCCAGTAGGAACTACTGTAGATTGACTACCTCTATTATTATCGATACATTTATATACATTATCTTGAGTAGTCATCACATAAAATGGAGAACCACTCAGAGAAGCATTATTCGACGTGTATTGGGTATAAACCGTATTTGCAGTCCAATTGTAACGGGGAACGCAATGCGTTACATCTGAAACTTGAATTCGTTTAAGCCCAATAATATCTCGCCAAAAAT